CGAAGGCACAGGGCCGTCGAAAGACGGTTCTCCCTAACGGGATCACGTGGAAGTTCATTGGAGGACGCCGATCTGTATTCTCATACAAACTGAGAAATCTTGCGGGGAAAGACCGTGGGAGACTCAGGGACACATGGCTCGCAATATGTGGAGCCCTCGAGATACTATCTCCTGGTATGGTTAAGGGGTTACTTCTAACCCCTCAACTATATCAAGAGACTATCTCGGGGATCAACATGTTGTACCGTTGGGTCCTTAAGTCCTGGTGTTTCCAAGGAGGAGAGTGGGTCTTATCAGCCCTCTCTAATTTTTGCGATTGGGCCCTCTTCTATTCGGTTGAGAGTGATTACTCTCAGCCCGAATTGAAGAGTGGCCTCATCGGGGGAACTAGAGATGGCTGGTTAAGATTCCCATGGGCGAAAGGGGTCCTCAAGGGGGTAGTGATACCCACCCGAGGACCATATTCGTCCACTCCTCCTTGCCAAGAAAAGAATAGTTTTGGGTTGTATACTCTATACTCCATCAAGGGTGGTCTCCCGAAGCCATCTCATGAGAAATGTTTAAAATCTCTTGAGTTGCATAGGGAGACTACCACTGGCGGAGGAGTTACACCCGAGCCCATTCTTCTTCTGGCACGAAGATTCTCTGAACAGTACAGGAGCGAGTTCAAACCGAATCCTAATGAGATATCCTTAACGAACTCTTCGTCCTCCACCTACGAGTATTCTCGTAGTGATGGAGGAAGAGGAGAGTTCATGAAGGATACCTTCATTAGGACTCTGAATGGCTTGCTCGAGAAAACCCATTATCAGGGATCCTTCACTGCCCTCGGAGGGATCTGGAACTTTGAGTCCGGATTCCTCCAAGATGCAAGTTTGGGAACCCCGATGATGAAGGAATTCTCAGTACTGTTCCTCCTCGATGACGCATGTAGAGAGGGTTGGGTTCCAAGGCCAACAGAGGAGCCCCTTGAGGGTGGTCCGTATACCGGAAGGTATGCGGCACCCCCAAAGATCTCCTTTGAAGGCTTTGATCCCAAGCCCTATCCAGCGAGGGCGGTGACGGTAGAGGAGCAAGGCAACAAGGCACGGGTAGTAACACCCGCGGCTTCTGTCGTAGCCTCTCTACTACACCTCATGAGAACTTATTGCTATTCATCTCTTAAGAAGGACCCGGAAGTGGGTACTATCTCAGGAGATGGAACGCTGGTAAGTTTCATGAAGAGGGCCAATAAGTTCCTTGAGAGTAGGGATGAGACATTCCTTAAGGATCGTGTTCTGTTGTCTCTGGACTTAACCAGAGCCACAGACACATTCCATATGGATGTCTCGTCTCAACTCCTCTCAGGGTACCTATCGGACCCCTCTACCCCTCTTTTGGTAAGGGTCCTTGGACCCCTCTCCACGTCATCGATGGAGGTATTGTATGAAGATCTGGAAGACGATGTAGAGCCCATGGCAACCAGCCGTGGGATCCCCATGGCAAAC